CCCTTCGTGGCACGGCGCTGCCGTGGAAACTCCCGTGGAAATTTCGCATCCATTCCACGCCATGTGGAACTTCATCTGCCCTACTTGTACCAGAGTTTGGCGGAGTGTTGTGTGCGCTTTCGGAAATCGCTCAACACCTTCAGGGAAGCCATCCCCCAAACACCGCGGGTGCGGCCACGGGCCGCGAGACGATTAGATGAGACGGTTGATTAACGACTCAACCCAGGGTCGGGTGTAGTCGTTGGCGTGGAGAGCGAGAGCCACTCGCACTGCACGCCGTTTCGCAGCGGTCTTCAGGGCGTACACCCTGTCCTGCCAAAGCTCGGCATCGGTCCACTGCGGACGTCTTCTGTCATCGTCGTAGTAATTGGTCTCAGCCGGCGGTCGCAGACCGTCATTGGCTGGTTGAATGGTGTCGTCGTCGTCGGGAGGACCCGGTTCAAATACTGTGCCCCCAGGAGCATCGTAGGTGAACTGGTCATAAGGGAAGTCCTCAATGATGTCGTCATCGTAGTCGTCAGGCTCAGGTGTGAAGCGGTGTTTCCAGCCGGCGAACGTCTGCTTCGCAGCAGTGTCCACCCGCTTGATCGTCGCACTCGCAGTACTGAGCATTGAGTAGAGGAACGTCACAGTGATGACGTTGGCTCGGGCCGCGTAGTGGGTGTTCCAGCGCGCGGCCTTGGCCCGGCGGTCAGTCATCCGAACACTGGCGTCTTGCCCAGCTTCAGTTGCTGCCTTGCGTGCTTTGTACAGGGCCGCCTTTGCCTCCGCACTCACCGCTGCCGTCCTCATTTTGACCTTGTCGGCAGCGTCCTGCGCTGCCATCTCGATGTCGTTTGAAACCTCCCGTGCCCGAGTCACGGCGGCATCCTTGCCTTTGATGGAGTGATCGTGAACACGATCGACCTTCTCAGACAGTGCGCCCTGGGCGCGCACTCGAACCTGAGAAAGGATCGCAGCGGCTGGCTCTGTGTTCCCTCGAAACAGCGCGCTGGCTGCTTGGCCGACGTCTGTGTCGTTCAGGAAGTTGTTCAGAACCTCGCTCGCTTTCGTTTGGATCTCTCCTTCTGGCAACAGGTCTTTCACAACTTTGCCAACCATTGCGGTCGCAGTCACCGCCATCGGTGCCCCTGCGTTCCGCCACTGTTGTACAAAGTTCTGTTGTTCGTCCAGGACCGTAAACTGGACGTCCAAGTCGTCGGGGTCGTCGTGGATGACGCCGTCCTTCCGCCCAATCACCTCCAAGCCCGGCACCGTCCAGGCTCTGTTTGGTTTGTGAAAGGGCAGTTGGCGAAGGAAGTCATAGACACCGACATCGACGCCGTAGCGTGTGTTATAGTAGTCGTAAACCTCCTCCCTGTCGACTTCGATCCCATCACGCAGCGAGCACTTGTACTCGTCACGCTCAATCGTGGCTGCCGTGCGGCCGTTGGTGAGAATGGACGCCAAGATTGGTCCGAGAATGGGCAGGAAAGCGTAATGCTTCATCCCAGCCGCCACACCGTAGATGTGGTTTTCAAGCTCGGCCGTCGTCATGTTACGTTGACGTGGCATGAACAGTTTGGCGCACATCTTGCCGATGTATGGCGCCCAAACACGCTGTCCACCCCCAATCCTTGGGAATGTGCCACCGTTGAACTCCAGACTGTCATAATCGCGCACCTGAATCGGGGCCTTGTGCCCGCAATTGGTGTAATGCTGTTCCCAGCGCAATCGTTCCAACTTGGACAGCGGTCGGCTTGTAAAGCCCATCATGTCGTCGCCATTGCGTGCGACTTGATACTGGATCCGCTCGTCCTCGTCGGGAAACATGTCTGGGTCGTCGATGACCCAATCACTGACGTCGTAATCTGGCAATTCCGCGTCAGTCAGTCCGGACTCGTACTCAGCGACGGCCTCTTCGTTGATCAACGGAAGAGAGGATAGATATCCTGCGTCGATGAGGTGTCCCTCTGCACCATTGCCATCGCTGGTGTTAATCGTCCCCGAGTCACGTTTGCCCTTGGACTTGTAAGAACCCCCAGCGCGGCAGCGCCCCTTGGTGTCGATGTTGAGCGCAAGTTTGTCAGCAATGTCCTCAACCATGCCAACACCCTTCCAGACCTCAATCTCAACATCGAGTCCCTCTCTCTCCGTCCGGCCATCCCACCGCGACCCATCACTCTCGCAACTGAACCAGCCACGGTTTTCGTTAAACGTAACGATGTCACCGATCTTGACTGCGTCCATGCCACCGACGATGATGTGTTTCTTTGAAACCCAGTCCTGTCCACCGAACAACGCCACCTTGCGGTGCTTGAACTCGTGGTAGGTTTCCGGGCCCATAAACAACAACTGGGACTCGTGGTGTGTGGAGATGATTCGCGGATTGTTCTTGCCGTCCGGCTTCCTGAAAAGCCACTCCCGCTTGACTTCGGCAATTGCCCTGTCGTCGCGGTAGCCCGCCTTATCCAAAGACGGCGCCCACGCAACGATGCACTGCCGTCGCTTCGCTGGGTACTTCTTCAGGAACGTCTCTCGCTTCTCCTCTAGCGTGGCGTCAGGGACAGTGACACCAGACCAATCGTCGACCAGGACGTTAAGCCCGGCGCGATAAGAGGTTAAGCGTAGTTCCGGCGTGCTGCGAGGAGGTAGCAGCTGCCTCATCAACATGCCGTCTTGCGCATTGTACGAGCTCATGGTACGCGGAATCCATATGTGCTCAGCAAACAGCGTCATCCCAAACGAGAAGTGGGACGTTACTGTGATGTGCTCCACCGGCGGGCGCCAAGAATTCGGCTTCTCGACCGGGGGGTACGTGCGCGAGCCAACGCAACCATCGGATATCGTGGCATATTCAGTGAAGATGGCCCCATCCATCTCCGGAGGGATGAAGGCCAAAGGGGTACTCACCCAATTCTTCAAACTGTCATGCACTCGATTGCGCTGAACGGCGGCTTTCTGGGCAACCGTTTCGATGTCCGTGAACAACGCGCGCTCATCGACGATGATTTGTCGGCATTTCTCGAAAGTGTGGTGCGTGAGGAGAGGAGGCTTGCATGACTGGCGAAACCATGCTAACTTGCCTTTGATCGCGGTGAACGATTTGTCTCCTGTGCCCAGCGTGAAGTAGTGATTCTTTACAAGTTCGGTGAAATGCAAGAGTCCGTCAGCCTCACTGGGCTTCGCTTTCGAGTCGTCTGCGCCTGGCTGGGGCGCGGACTCAACCCCAGTCACCACTGGGGGGGTGCCACTGGGGCCGCTCGGAGCGGGTTGTGGTGTGTCTCGCGCGGGCGGCGTGCGGTGTGCGAACTTACACTTCTTGAACGTGCACTTGCCGGCCAGAAAGGCCCTGCAAATCTCACGTTTGTCAGCTTCGTCGCACACGGTCGGGGAGTCGCTCACTTTCGTGAGAGGTACAATCACCTCTTCCTCCGCATTAACGCCCCACGATGGGAATTCAGTCGACCAAACGTTGTCACTTGCCGCCTGCAGGCGCGCGATGCCGTCACTCGCAGAGGCACCGATCGCTTTGGACGCACCTTGGCTACGGGTGCGGGTGTCCTTGCGGGTGTCTTTGCGCGACGGCACTCCATTGCCTGTGAGCGCGTGTTGAAGTTTGCTTCGACTAATTCTCGTTTTCGACCAGGTGTACTCACATTGCCAGTCCGCTTGATGGTCTTGGTAATACCTGATTGAATCAGGCTTTGGCAAGTCCGTGTAGCGGCCTAGGTGTCGTGGGTCCGGCCCATGGTCAAAAGTGACAACCCAGTTTCCATGGCTCGATACGATCGGCCCCGGGTTTCGTGCGAGGAATGGCTCCGTTTTGAGCGGCTCCTTCCCACGCGCGGCTGCTCTCCTTGTAGCCCTGTTACCGTCTGGATGTGGAAAAGACGGGGGCTGGATAATCCCTTTGCCATTGTGGCCAGTGGCGGGGACGTCGACGACACTTCCAGTCGGCAGCACGAAATGGAAGTACCCAGGTGTAATGATGTACTCACCCGGGTCTGGGCCGTCTTTGGCGTACACACTAGTTGCTTTTAGATTCCCGATCAACTTAGCCTTCTCGTACTTGGCCTTCGCTTCAATCTTTCGGGTCTCCGCAGGAGTGTGCATTACGGTCTTACCGACCAAATCTTCAATTCCGGTTCCCTTATAACCGGCTTTGTGTGGATTCTGCTTGCTATGCAGAAGCTCTTTCTTCGTTGGTTCATCGTGCACTGGGAAATCTTCGTCCTCAAACTTGTTGTCGATGTGTTTCGACTGTTTGCCGTGAAATCGTTTCCTGTGAGCCATGACCAATGCGGGAAAAAGTGAATAGCCCCTGCTGTTTCAAGGGGCATCAGTTGGCAGGCTTGAGGGCCATACCAACCGCGGTGGCCACGGCGGTTGCCGTGGCCATGCAGGCCAGCATCAAGCTGGCGATTTGCGTCGCGCTCAAGGGCGCGCGATCGCGCGGACCTTCGGTGTGTAGTTCCGGAAGGTGTTGTTGGGGCCTGCCGTCTTCGCCGCCTTCGGCTGAGGCTTCACCGCTTTGCGTTGTTTGGCCTTGCGGTCTATGGCCATCTCCGAGAACGCCAGTGCTGCGTTCGCGGCAGTCGAGAACGCCGCACCGGTCGGTGTCGCAGAGAGTAAAGGGGCAGCAATGCGGTTGACGTCCTTTGCGGTCTTGATGACCATCCGCCAAAAGTCACCCTTCTCGTTCATGCCAACAGGCACGCCCGGGGGGAGCTTCAACAGACAGTTGGTGTAGCACTCAAGAGCGCGCGGGTCGTAGTGGGCCGAAGGCGAACACATGCTAAGCATGGCCGGGTTGGCCGAGGTGGGGGCAATCTCACACAACCACCGGATGTCAAGCGTGAGCACAGTCTCCTGGGACAGGCCGGAGAAGAAGGCGCCCGTGGTTTCACACGGCGCCTCCAACCAGCCGTTGGAGTCAAATTCACCAGCACCGCCACCGCCTGCGACCGAGAAGTCAATCGTGCCCGTCAGCGCGCCACCATCCGTGATGCCACCGGCGTTAATACGAACGCCATTGGCAACCATCTTGCCGGTCGTGGCGTCAGGGACACCAGACTCTTTGTCCTGGAAGATGGGGAGGTTTTGGGAGCGCGGTCGGAACTTGATTGAGGGACAATCCAAGTCGAGGCGGATCGGCACGTAAGCACCGTCAGCGGCGGACCAAGTGCGAGCGTCGGTGTAGAGAGCTGCATCTGTCGAGAAGACAGGAGGGTAGCGAGCTTTCTTCACCATGCCCAAGTACGACACGGAAGTGTTTGGGCCGACTTTCGCCAACTGCGTGTCCGACCAGTCATTGGTGGACGAGTAGCAGGTGACGGAGCCGTTCTTGTACAATTCCGCTGTGTCGTTGTGCACTTCGAAGGCCCCACCGATGAGACGGATCTGGGAGGCTTTGTTGCCGTCTGTGGGTGAGTAGGCGACATGTGCTGTTGACGGGTCATCCCACACCGCGAAGGAATCCTGCACGTACGTGGGGTTTCCAGTTTGCATGGTGGTGACGTTGATGTTGCCCATGGCGACGGGCGCTGAAGACACGTATGCTTCGCAGTCTTCATAGATCTTGTCCCCGTTCGTCGCCTGTGCAGCGTAAGTTGTGAGCACTGGCAGCGAGAACACGTGGGCGTCCCACGTCTGGGTGCCCGTAAGCCCGGGCGGGGCTACAATGGTCACCTTGCGCTTGACGAACTGGACTGCGGTCGGCACGTTCGTGCGGTCTGGAAGACCCGCGATCGGCACGTTGTAGTCGTGGAAGCTGTCAAGGGCCATGGTAAGCCAGTCTTCGCCTGCCTGAGTGGCGGCGGAATGCTTTGGGAGCGATGGAAGAGATTGCGTCATGTTCACCAATGTTAAAGAAATTTAACAACTCTTTGCAGAGTATTTGCGTCTATACTGTTCATCGTGGTCGCTAAACACGACATACAGCAGGTCTTGAGGCCGACCCCTAAGTGTTGCCACACTTACGTCTAGCCCCACGAAGTCTGCCCTTCGTGGCACGGCGCTGCCGTGGAAACTCCCG